ATTTCTTCGGTTAGTGTCCAATAGCAATGCCATCCATTGCCTGAGTTTATTATTGTTGGGTAAGGTAAATTTACCCCTTCACAGAACGACATGATCGCATTGTAGCCCTGCTTTTGGTCTGGGTAATCTTTAGTAGGACCACAGTCAACGTCTACCCAGAACGATTTAAAATACTTGGCATTAATCGCTAGCCTGTTTTCGTTAGTCTGATACCTTGCAACTCCGAAGTAAACATCCTCCTCGTGAGCTACTAAGCTATTAGCATGAGATACTGCTGCATCCACATCTTGAAAAAAGCTGGGGGACAAAACTCCTTTTTTAATGCCTACAATGCAGTAGTATCCCTGCTTGGCAGTAACGTGTTCTAAAAAGTCGCGCTTATCCATAACGAACCTAAAAATTTGAGTATAAAAAAGGGCGGCGCTTTGACCGCCCTCGCTTCATGGGTAGCTTAGTCTTCCCACTCTTCTAACAAGCTCTCAAGGTTAGCAGGTGTTTCTACTTTCTTAGCGGCTAACTCACGTTTCTTAGGTTCTTCCACAACTGCTTTTGGTTCAGGTCTCGATACTGGAGCAGGTGTAGGTGCGCCACCTTTATCTAACGATGTTGGGTCTAAGTTAATGGCATTTAGCGCATCGGTTGATTTGCCTTTTTCTTTTGTGAAGTAATACTCTTCTTCAGTTAAAGGGCGCACAGCACGGAAAGCCAGCTTGGGTGTAGGAGAATTTGTATCGAATCTTGCCTCTGTCACAACCCCTGAGATACGCACGTTATTTGCTTTTAAGAACTGTGCATAAGCAATCAAGGGCAGTTTACCATTCTCACCTGAACCAAACAGAGACTGCGCTGGTACTACGAGCTGATATACATCCGCTTCTTCGCGCATATCGTTCTCAAGCATGACAGCCAGTCTACGACTAAAGCGGCAAGCTCTACTATTATTCGCACCAGACCCCGCGATGTTTTGTGGGCAGACAGCGCAAGTATTCGCTTGTGGTTCCTCGATGTTCGCGTCAGGCTTTGTGCCATCAATACTTGAGCAGGTTGGGCGTAGTGCTTCACCTTCCACGTAAGACTTCGAGTAAAATGTTCTGGTGTTACTAGGTGATGCCGCAACTACGATGAAGTTCATTGAACGATCTTCATTCTTCGAGATTTCTTTACCGTTAATCATCATGCGCCAAACGCCCCCTTTAATAGAGATACGTTTGTACTGGTTGCTATTACCCGCAAGGGTATCGGTTAGGTCGTCTGCTGCTTCTCTTAAATATGCAGGTACGCTAGCGCCGTTTGAAAATAATGTCATGTTACTCATAGTATTTCTCCAGTATTAAATGTTGTCGTAATCTAAATTTTCTTCATCAGTGTCGTGTGAATCTTGCTCGTCCACATCGTCATCCTCTTCTTTAGGTTCTTCCCCTAAATCTTTTTCAGCAAACCGATTAATGAAATCCTCGATTTGCTCTCTGCTAAATCTAAGTGCTCTACCTAGTTTTACAGCTTTAATATCGCCACTTCTTACATATCTACGTACCGTTTCTGGGCATACTTGCAAGAAGCTTGCTAGTTGGTCTACGGTTAATAATTGTTCTTTATCCATTTCGTGCTCTCACTACTCTAATTGTATATCGACTATCAGAATTCAACCCTTTAGGGACGCTCTCTGGGTTCTCGTTTAAAAATGCTTTTATATTACCTTGATGGATGCGCTGCTCCAGCAAGTTTACCGCGTCATTCTCCTTAATAAACTCATACATTGAAGCCCAGTCACTCGTCCAATAACGAGTTGTAACGGACCTAGATACAGTACCAGCAGTGGTACGCATACTTTCAACACCTGTGTCCCTACATATATCAAGCAGTTTTCCAGTCACCAATTCTAACTGTTCTTTAAGCCTGCCGTCTTCTTTTTCGTAATCTTTTTGTATCTGCGCCCGTTTATCTCTTATCTTTACATAGATTTCAACGAGCTTTTCCGCTGTTACACCAGTCATAAATGCCTCCAATTAAACCACCCCGTTTCGTGGGGGAACCGTATCTTTCAACGATGGTGTTATTATAGTGATACTCTAAACTATTGTCAACTATTATTTACTACTTAATCATCTTCTTCATCTTCACCCCTTAGCTCCTTAGCAAACAAGTATAAGACAACAAGTGATGCCGTTAAAAGCCCTATAGCGAGTATGGTGAGTATAGGTAGTAAGGTAAGAATCGGCATTAAGCCTCCCTAGAGTGTGAGCACATCTTTATATAATCCTAGCAAATCATCTAATAAATTCCCCTTATGTTCAAGTGTTTTGTAAAATCTTTCTTCTACTGGCGATCCGCACAAGTGTATAACAGTGCATGGCGCATCTTGACCCGCACGATGAACCCTATCATTTGCCTGCAAGTATGTCTCAACAGATGGCGTCGGTGTCCACCACACAACAACATTAGCCGCTGTAAGGGTAATCCCATGACTCGCACTTCGTGGTTGCAGAATAAGCACACGTGGTTCGGGTGTACTTTGAAACTCCTCTACGAGTGCAGAGCGTTTAGTCAGTGACACCTGCCCGTGAATAACACCAACAGAAATATTGTTTCGCTTCATTAAATCCTCAAGCATGGATATGGAGTGCCTAAACGTAGCAAACACAATCACCTTTTTACTCGCTTCCTCAATAATATCAAGCAGAGCTTCCTGCCTGCTGCTACAGTCGAACTCGATTACCTCTTTGTTGTCTGAGTAGGCGTTGCCTGATGCGATTTGCAATAATTTACTAAGGTTAACAGCCGCGTTTGCTGTGGATATTTCTTCCCCTGCGGCTTCGATAATCATCTGCTCTTTAAGTAGCTTATAGTATTTCTTCTGTTGCGCTGACATAGGCACTTCTCGCGTTATATACATACGCGGTGGCAAATCAAGGCACTCTTCTTTTGTATAGCGTATTGCTGGTTGCAGAACCTTAAACACCATATCCATTGCATTCTGGCGCGGTACATACTTAAACTGCGTGACCTTGAGCATTACGTCATCTCTGAACGCATTATAAAATTTAGGTACACTACTTGGGTTCATCAGTTTAGCAAGACCATATGCGTCTGTAGGTAGCTGGGAGGCAGGTGAGCCTGTTAGACCCCAAAGCCATGTATTAGCCTTAACCAGTTTGTTCATTGCTTTCCAGCGGCGTGTCTGTGCATTTTTATAGTGGTTATATTCATCGATAACAATAAGGTCAAAGTCAGCTCTATCGATTGCATCCATGACTGAGCAGATACCATCGTAGTTAATAACCACAATTTCACTATGCCCTTTAATCACCGATTCGCGTACATCCTTTGTGCCGTGCGCAATACCAACCGACCTATGCATAATCGTCCTAAACGCATCAGCTTTCCACGCACTGTGCATAATAGATAGAGGGCAGACAACAAGCACTCGTTTTATGTAACCTTTCTCCATAAGATAATCAGCCGCCCACAGTACGCTAGCGCTCTTTCCAGTACCCATTTCGTTAAGGCAATACGCCCTCTTGTGTAGCGTGAGAAACCCAGCCGTTTCTTTTTGGTGGTTGAATGGCTTATATATCCCATGCCATTTGTAGTCTTTATTGATAGGCGATGGCACATCGCTAACACCCATATTCTTTAGCACCATGCACTCGTCAAGACCCCAATGCACTATAGCCTCGTCACCAACTACCTTACTCTTTGGGATAAACTCAGACACCCTGCTCGGATTCTGAGGTTTAAAACGCAGAGCTTTATTGCCTATAATTTCCATAGCTTCTCCTCAATCTGCTTACGGCAGCGAATCGTTATTAAATTAAATCTTCGTCTATATCTTCGAGTACATCAAACAGTGGTGGCTTATTCAAACTCCTATCGAAGTACCACGCTCTAATCGCTCGCTTACATAGCTTCCGTTCCCGTTTTGCAACTAGCAGTGTTAATGACACCAGCTCATCAATATGGCGCTCTATCGTTGAATCTGAAATCCCTGCTTCTTGCGCTAATTTTTCTACGCCTCGTGTTGTTACTCTCATCCCTTTCTGTCATACGTGTTTTTAGGTTTATGATTACTATCTCTCGCGTAGCTTTGATTCGTCTTTCTATCTGATAAGAAATAGCCATCTTTGTTTGAGCCACCTTTTGATAGTGCTTTTACGTGTGCAACATCTTTACCACTACGGTCTACGCCTTTTTTATCAAGTGCTCTACGAGCACGTTGTCGTTCTGCTCTCGCTTCGGGTGCCCCTGGGCGTTTCTTCTCAAGAGCTGATTCGTGTTTATAATCTCTGTTTTCTTTTTTGATTGGCATATCTTTTCCTATTTATGACTCCCATTATGGACACATGACAGCACTCCACAGTACCGTCTGCATAGTCCGTTTGGGTTTGCGTTAAACACGCCAGTTTCGTAAGCAACTTCTCTTCGAGCCAGCAGTGGGGTTAGTGTCCCAAATATATCAAATCGGCGCTCAAATGTATATTCCTGTTTCACCAGTGCACCGCATACTACAAATATCAATCCACCTTTAATTTCTTTTACTTCTGGATACTCAAGGAACACGCAAGCAGCAAGCAAAGCTAACTGCCTAGTATCCGCGTACTTTGCATCTTTGTTAGTCTTATAATCAATCACTCGTGCAGTAGTGCCGTTAATGATGAGCAAATCCGCAACACCTCTAAACCACACTTCTTTATCAAAGAAATCGCACGGCTCAAGCTCACCATCTACGCTTTTAATACCAAACTGCTTCTCACAATACTTGTCGCCAGGAAGTGCTTTTAGCTTCTCGAGCATACCGCTAATGAACTTGAACTTCTCAGGTATAGGTTTGCCATCACGTATAAATTCTTCTGCTGCTAAATGCAGGGCTTTACCATAAAGCGTAGACTCATTGTCTGTGTACTTTACTTCTTTTGTTATGCGCTCAGCTTCATATTTTTTAGCGCACGTTTCAAACAACTTGATTGATGAAAATGACCATGCTGGTAAGCTCATTGGTACCCGTTCCTAAATTATTTTCCCCATCTTAAATTCTAGGCTACGTCCAAACCCACCTTCTGCATCAAGTGGAATATCAGGCATCCAGTCGGGTGCTCTGCGAAGCTGAGTAATAATAAATCTCAGTGCCTCATCAGCCTCATCCTCAGGCGCAATAACATAAAGAGCATCATGAATAGTCAGTCCTATACGATACCGCTTGTCTACACGTAGCATAGCTTCCGCAATAATACATCTTGCTAGGGCTTGAGTTAAGCCCTGATATACTTTGCTCCCGTATAGTTTATCACGTTCACGTTTATTTTTCATTACAGACCATTCATAGCGTGTGCCTACTCTCTCCTTCACTAAGTCTGGGTAACGCATATACAGACCTGACGGAAGCATAGCGCCTTGCGACCCGTGTACTTGGATTAAATCATTTCTACCCATCGTTATGTAGCTGTTCTCTGCAACAGCATCAAGCACCTTATCTCCCTCTCTCCATGCAGCAACCACGCTGGTATATTCACTGCGATAAATCTCTACGATACGCTTAGCCTCTTCTTCACCGATGTCAACACCACTCATCATCTTTACTTGGTTGCGTAGCTTTACTGCACCTGTCCCGTAGATAAGACTCAGTTGCGATGTTTTACCCATAAAGCGTTGAGAGTCTGTCACCTCGTCCATACCGATGTTATATATCTGTGCCGCAAAGTCTTTATACAGGTCAACTCCTGCGCCGAGCATATTCAT